GATGCAGTTGCTCGTTTAGCAATTGGCACAAATGGTCAAGTACTTACAGCAAACTCATCTGCTACATATGGTGTTGAATGGTCAGCCCCAGCAGCAGTTGGAGTATTTGATACACAGATTACATTTGAAGGTGCAACAGCAGACGCTTATGAGACAACACTTACAGTAGTTGACCCAACAGCAGACCGTACAATTACACTTCCAAACGTAGATGGAACAGTTATTACTACTGGAGATACTGGAACAGTTACAGCAACAATGCTTGCTTCAGATTCAGTAACTACCGCAAAAATTACAAATGCAAACGTAACAGCAGCAAAACTTGCTTCAGATTCTGTAGAAACAGCAAAGATTGTTGATGCTAACGTAACTGCTGCTAAACTCGCTGCAGACTCAGTTACAACTGCAAAAATTGTTGACTCAAATGTTACAGCAGCAAAATTGGCTGCAGACTCAGTTACAACAGCAAAGATTCTTGATGCTAACGTAACAGATGCAAAACTTGCTTCAAACTCAGTTACAAATGCTAAGATTGCAGATTCAGCAGTAGACACAGCAGAGATTGCTGCAAGTGCAGTAACAACTGCAAAGATTGCAGACCTAAACATAACAACTGGTAAACTTGCAGATGGCGCAGTAACCACAGCAAAAATTACAGATGCTAATGTAACCGCTGCTAAACTTGCTGCAGACTCTGTTGAAACAGCAAAAATTGTAGATCAAGCAGTAACTTCTGCAAAGATTGCTAACGATACAATCGTAGATGCCGACATTAACTCAGCAGCAGCAATCGCACAGTCAAAGATTTCAGGACTTACAACATCACTTAGCGAAAAATTAGCAACTGCTGGTGGAACAATGTCTGGTGCAATTGCAATGGGCACAAACAAGATCACAGGTCTTGGAGATCCAACATCTGCACAAGATGCAGCAACAAAGGCTTATGTAGATTCAGCAGCACAAGGTATTGATTGGAAAGCATCAGTACGTGCAGCAACAACTGCTAACGTAACACTTGCTTCTGCTCTTGAAAATGGAGATGTTCTTGACGGAGTAACTCTTGCTACAGGCAACCGTGTTCTTGTTAAGAATCAAACAACTGGTTCAGAAAACGGTATTTATGTAGTTAAAGCATCTGGTGCTCCAGATCGTTCAACTGATGCAGATACAGGAGCAGAACTTACTTCAAACTTTGCAGTATTCGTAGAAGAAGGAACTGCAAACGCTGATCAAGGTTATGTATTAACTAATGATGGTGCAATCACAGTTGGAACTACAGCACTTACATTTACTCAGTTTACTGGTCTTGGACAAGTAACTGCTGGTACAGGATTAAGCAAGACTGGAAATACAATTGGTATTGACGCAACTGTAACCACAAATGATGGAACTCAAACCCTTACAAATAAAACATTAACAAGTCCAACACTTACAACCCCTGCTCTTGGAACTCCAGCATCAGGTGTTATGACAAACGTAACTGGTCTACCTATTTCAACTGGTGTGTCTGGTCTTGGAACTGGTGTAGCAACATTCCTTGCAACTCCATCTTCTGCAAACCTTGCATCAGCATTAACTGATGAATCAGGTTCTTCAACAGTAGCATTTACTAACAGTCCAACTTTTGTTACACCAACTCTTGGTGCAGCAAATGCGACAAGTATTGCTCTTCCAGATGCTCTTGTTGGTTCTGCTCTTGCTACCGCATCAACTTCAGCAACAACAATTGACACATGGTCAGCAAGCACTTATTCATCTGCAAAGTATATTGTTCAAATGAAAAAAGGTACTGATATTGAAGTAATTGAATTACTTGTTACAGTTGATGGATCAAACAACGTTTACTTAACAGAGTATGCAGATGTAATCAGCAACGCTGAACTAGGAACAACTAACGCTGTTTATAGTGGTGGAAACGTTCTTCTTCAGGTAACTGGTGCAGCAGCAGATACTGCTGTTAAAGTACACAAGATTTATATTGAAGCATAACTAGAATAGAGGTCGGAAGTGGCAACAGTAAATAAAGACTTCAGAGTAAAGCACGGCATTATTGTAGCCGATGGCGGAACCTTTGGATCAACAGTCACAGTTGCCACTCCTACTTTAGATACACATGCAGCAACAAAGTTATATGTAGATACAGCAGTTGGTTCACCAACTATTGGAACAACACAACCAGCAACTCCAGCAAATGGAAATTTATGGTTTGATACATTAACAGAGCGTGTACACGTTTACTATAATTCTGAATGGGTTGCAATTGCGACACTTGAAGATGCAGAAACATTACAAGACCACATTCACGATACTGCTATTGACGGCACTGGCTTAATTGTTAGTACTTTTATTAGTGGTGGAGCATACAACGAACCAGGAGTTCTTGTAAGTGCAGGATCTTATAACACTGCAAGTTTTGAAGCAACGTATGATGGCGGAACAGCAATAGATAATTTTAACTAATTATCTGTTATAATATAACTAAGTATAAGGAGTCGTAAATGGCAACCAGAATGCAACAGCGCAGAGGAACCGCTTCACAGTGGACTTCTGCAAATCCAGTATTAAACGCTGGTGAAATGGGATGGGAATCAGATACAAACAAATTTAAAATTGGTGATGGCACAAATCACTGGAATGACCTAGACTACTTTGCTGACATTAACTCTACAGTAAATCCTTCTTTTGGTTCAAGCATTACTTTTGAAGGCGCTACCGCAGATTCTTACGAAACTACACTCCAAGTAACAGACCCAACTGCTGACCGTACAATTACATTCCCAGATTCTACTGGAACTGTAGCGCTTACAAGTGATATTACAGTAACAGCATCATCAACAAATACACTTTCAAATAAATCAATTTCCCTTGGCTCAAACACAGTTACTTCAACCCTTGCTCAATTAAATACCGCAATTAGCGATGCAGATGTAGCCACTCTTGCTGGAACAGAAACACTTACAAATAAAACTTTAACAAGCCCAATCCTAACTACACCAAACATTGGAGTAGCATCTGGTACATCACTAACACTTACTGGTGACTTAACAGTTCAGGGAACTACTACAACTATTGATTCAACTACAATTGCTGTTAAGAATGCTTTTGTTTTTGAAGGTGCAACAAATGATTCTTATGAAACAACTCTTACAGTTACTGATCCTACTGCAGACCGCACACTAACTCTGCCAGATGCAACAGATACATTAGTAGGTCGTGCAACTACAGATACACTTACTAATAAATCAATTTCACTTGGCTCAAACACAGTTACCTCAACTTTGGCTCAATTAAATACTGCAGTTAGTGATGCAGATGTAGCCTCACTTGCTGGCTCAGAAACATTAACAAATAAAACTATTGCTCTTGGTTCAAACACAGTATCAGGAACTTACAAATAAAACTTTAACTTCTCCAGTAATTAATACACCAACTGGAATTACAAAGACTGATGTCGGTCTTGCAAATGTAGACAATACAACAGATGCAAATAAGCCAGTATCAACTGCTACTCAAACAGCACTTGATCTTAAGGCTCCTCTTGCTTCACCAACATTTACAGGAACACTAGTATTACCTTCAACAGTAAATGGACCAACTGCTACTACATCAGTTAACTTGTTATTCCCAACAACTAGCGGACATATTACACTTGGTGGATCACAAACATCAGGAAATGTTACGATTGGCGGAGGATCAGCAAGAACAACTGGTATAGTTGGAATTGGAACTGGTGCAACAACAACTGGAACCAAAACAATTGATATTGGAACTGCCTCAACTGGTGGAACCACAGCAATTACTATTGGTTCTTCTTCTGGAGCAACATCTAATATTACTTTAAATGGTACAGTAACAGCAGCAAATAATCTTGTAGTTACTGGAGATTTAACGGTAAACGGAACAACCACAACAATTAACTCAACTACTCTTGCAGTAGATGATAAGAACATTACTCTTGGAGATGTTGCCACACCTTCTGACACAACAGCAGATGGTGGCGGTATAACATTAAAAGGTGCAACAGATAAAACATTTAACTGGGTAGACTCAACAGACGCTTGGACATCTTCAGAACATATCAATCTTGCTTCAGGCAAGTCATATTATATGAATGGAACTGCTCTTAAAGATGTATCTGAAACCCTTACCAATAAAACTTTAACAACTCCAATTATTTCTAGTATTTCTAATACTGGAACTCTAACTTTACCAACCAGCACAGATACATTAGTAGGACGTGCGACCACAGATACGCTTACAAATAAGTCAATATCTCTTGGCTCAAATACAATTACTTCAACTCTGGCTCAATTAAATACTGCAGTTAGTGATGCTGACCTTGCATCTTTAGCGGGTAGTGAAACACTTACAAACAAAACACTTTCTAGCGCAGTAGCAACAACAGCACTTACTCTTAATGCTACAGCAGAACTTAGATTAGCAGATACAGACTCAAGCCATTATGTTGGTTTTAAATCTCCAGCAACTGTTTCTACAAACAGAATTTGGACACTTCCAGCAACAGATGGAACAGCAGGACAAACATTATCAACAAACGGATCTGGAACACTATCTTGGGCAACTGCAGGTGGTGGCGGAGCAGCATTTAGCGAACTTATGCTAATTGGTGCATAGCACTTAATAAAAAACAAAGCACTAACTCTAAAGTAAAGATTTACACGCCTTAACCAGGCGTGTTTTTCTTTTTAAACTTATGATATACTTAACACTACTTTATAATTCTTAAAGTACTTATCATATTTTTATTAGAAAGTTGGAAATTTTATGTCAGATACCTTTTCTTTTCGTTTACTAGAAGACTTCGTAGCAAAATACAAAGACACACCAGCACCATTTGGATTCTCAGATGCTGGATCAAACTCTCTTGGCGAGGTAACTTTTATACGTACCTATTCACGTATGAAAGAAGACGGTACAAAAGAAAGATGGTATGAGGTTTGTAAACGTGTAATTGAGGGTATGTACTCAGTTCAAAAAAACCATGCTAAAGAAAATCGTTTACCTTGGAATGATAATAAGGCTCAAAAGTCTGCCCAAGAAGCGTTCCAAAGAATGTTTGAATTAAAGTGGACACCACCAGGACGTGGTTTATGGGCATTCGGAACTCCCATGACTATGGATAAGCGTAACTCTGCTTCCCTGCAAAACTGTGCGATGGTCTCTACTCGTGATCTTGATCGCAATGATCCAGGAGCCTTATTTTGTTGGGTAATGGACGCATTAATGCTAGGTATAGGCGTAGGTTTTGACACTCTTGGACAAGAAAAAGAAATGATAATCTACGCTCCAACTGAGCCACCAGCAATATATGAAATTCCTGATACTAGAGAAGGTTGGGTTGAATCTGTAAGACTATTAATAAATTCATACCTTCGCCCAAACCAACCTATACAACAGTTTACCTATGACCTTATTAGACCGTTAGGAGCACCTATCAAGGGTTTTGGCGGGGTAGCCAGTGGTCCAGCACCATTAATAGATTTACATAACCGTATTACAAAGGTCGTAGGATCTAGAGCAGGAGATAAGTTTGATTCTCGTGCAATAGTGGATATTGTAAACCTTATTGGTACCTGCGTTGTTTCTGGTAATGTTCGTCGTTCTGCTACCCTCGCTTTGGGTAATCCTGAAGATAAAGACTTTAGTAATTTAAAAAATGCAGAGGTTTTTCCAGAACGTAACTCATATGATCCAAAAAATCCAGGATGGGCTTGGATGTCTAATAACTCTATTGCTGCAGAGGTTGGAACAAACTATGAAGACTATGTTGATTTAATTGCAGACAATGGAGAGCCAGGATTCATTTGGTTAGACGTTGCTCGTAATTACGGAAGACTAGCAGATGCAGCAGATGGTAAAGACTATCGTGTAATGGGCTTTAATCCATGTGCAGAACAACCATTAGAGTCTTATGAATTGTGTACACTAGTAGAAGTTCATTTAAATCGTCATGACGATAGAGAAGACTTTCTTCGTACATTAAAGTTTGCATATCTATATGGCAAGACTGTTACTCTTATGCCAACCCATTGGCAAACCACAAATGGAATTATGCAACGTAATCGTCGCATTGGAACATCTTTAACTGGTATTGCATCATTTGCTGATACAAAGGGAATGCCAGCACTTCGTGATTGGATGGATTCTGGATATAATAAAATTCGCGGGTATGACAAAAAATACTCAGAATGGCTATGTGTACGTGAATCAATTCGTGTAACTACCGTCAAACCTTCAGGTTCTGTATCGTTACTATCTGGGGCAACACCAGGAGTTCATTGGGGTCCAGGAGGAGCATTTTATTTACGTGCTATAAGGTTTGGAAATACAGATCCAATGCTACATTTATTTAAAGCAGCAGGGTATAAAGTTGAAGCAGACTTAGTATCTGCCAATACCTCAGTAGTATATTTTCCAGTAGCGTCTGGACATCCTCGTTCTGAAAAAGATGTAAGTCTTTTTGAAAAGATTGGTTTGGCTGCTACCGCTCAAAAGTATTGGTCTGACAATGGAGTATCTGTAACTTTATCATTTGATAAGGAAACAGAGAAAAAGCATATTGCTCCAGCACTTCATCTTTATGAGGGTGAACTAAAGGCTGTTTCATTTTTACCAATGGGTAACCAAACATTCCCTCAGCAACCATATAGCAATATTACAAGAGAAGAATACAATTCTTACGTAGGCAAAATTGCAAAGATTGACTGGTCTGCTATCTATGATGGAGTAGAAAATTTAGAAGCACAAGGTGAAGCCTATTGCAGTACAGACGCTTGTGAGATAAAATTATACTAAGGGAGATAAAATGAAAAAAATACTAGCATCATTAGCAATTTTTATAGCAGTTGGAGCAACACTGTTTGTTATAAACAAACCAGATGACAACTGTATAAATCTTTATGTTGATTATGGAGTTTTAGATAATCAAACAAAGTTAGAAAAATGTGTAGAATCATCTAGCAGCATTCTTGCTTTAGATGTTTTAAAACAAGCCAACCTTAAAATAGAAGGTACTAAAAAGTATGGACTCGGTGTGGTTTGTAGAGTTAATGGTTTGCCAGATGAAAAGGCAGAGTCTTGTGAAGTTATGCCACCCGCAGAAGCGTATTGGGCAATTATTATTAAAGAAAAACAAGTTATTCCATTTCCACGTAATGAGTGGGGTTGGGGACAACTTGCCATAGATCAACAATATTTAAATATAGGAGACTCAGTTGGATTGGTTTGGACTGGTCCTAAAGGAGAGTTAATATTTCCATGAGATTAGCCTATAAAGAATTAAATAATGTTATAGAGTTTTCGTTACAAAAAAAGAAACCTACTAAAATTGAGTACGCATTTCAATTGGTTATAAATTTGGTTGGACTTTATATAGCCAACAGTATTACAGTTGATATCTGGCGCTCTTTGACAGGACACTAATGGTTCACCTAACTCGTATTTATACAAAGACTGGCGATGATGGAAAAACCTCTACCGCTACAAATGAAAGAATAGACAAAAGCAGTTCTTTAATTGAAGCAATAGGTGCAGTAGATGAAGCCAACTCCGCTATTGGAATGGCGACGGAATATCATAATGACATCATAGACAGAATCCAAAGTGACTTATTTGATCTTGGTGCAGAACTTTCTGGCGCTCCAACCATAACAATATCAGAAGAAAGAATTACATATTTAGAGAATGTAATTGATGACTATAATGAATATTTAGAGCCATTGCGTTCTTTTGTTTTACCTACAGGTCCCTTGCATAACGCAAGAACTATTGTGAGAAGGGCAGAGCGTGAGGTTTGGAAAATTGAGGGTATAAATATAAACATTCCAAAATATTTAAACAGGCTTTCAGACTTGTTGTTCGTAATGGCAAGATATCACAACAAGGGTAATGAAAAGTTATGGGTTCCTAAAAATTAGTTTCATCCTGCTATAATAAGGTTATAGGAGAAAAATGTCTAATCCATCAAACTTGTATGCAGAAAAGGTATATTCAGAGCATCCGCTTGTTCTGTGGGCATTAGATGATAAACTAGATTATAAAAGTTTAATATCTGAAGGACAGCGCAACCTTACAACCTTATGGACACCAACAAGCGCTACTCTTGCAGCATCTTCTGAAAATCTAACGGAGCCATTTCCAGATAGTCATTTAAACAGAGTTAGAGTTAATGTTCCAGTATCAGAAAGCCTTGAAGCATCAATAATTAGCCCCAATATTCTTAACTTTAATACTCTTGCAGACCTTGGAACATTTACTGTTGGATCATATTTTTATTCAAACAGTTTATTTTTACAAACGGTTTCAATAGGCTATGAATACACAGATCCAGCAACATCAACAATAGTTCAAAATTTAAAAACCTTTACTAGCACACTTTATCAAAAGTGGGGATTTATTTCTGAAACTTTTGAAATTCCAAATGTATCTGCACAACTGAGACTTGTGATTAAAATTAAAGTTTTTGAGGGATCAACAACATCAGCAGATAACGAATTTTATATAAATGGTATTACCTTGGGGCAGTGGAATGAAGAATTTAATACATATTCTTTAAACGGAATAACAGAAACTACAGTGCCAACAAGTATAAGCATTTACGGTGGATATGATGCAGTAGAAGCACAAGCATATGGAGTTGCAGAAGATTCTGGATACTATATTACTGAAGGTGGTTTAAAATGTAAAAATGCAGGAATTCCTTTAGTTTATGGTGCAAGTGGAGTAACACGAATTGAGCCAAACACAGATGCATCCTTAATACTTCCAGGTAAAGGATTTTTAAATAAAAAAGGACAGTACAACGACTACACTATTGAGTTCTGGGCAAGAATAGCAGTAAATACATCCACACCATTTAAAATTTTTGGACCAATAGCATCAGAAGATGGATTGTATGTTGAAGATGGATTCTTAACATTAGTTATTGGCGATCAGTTTGCATCACACTTCGTTGGTGAATGGTTTAGGCCAATGCTTATTCACATTCGTTTAATTAGAAATTCTGCATCTTTATTAGTTAATGGCGAAGAGGTTTTATCTTTATCTTTAGATACCTCTACCTTAACTCTTCCAGAAGAACTTGATAACGGTGGAGATAGTCAAGACTGGATAGGATTCTATGCAAGCAATAGCGTGTATCCTTTTGAGATTGATTGTGTTGCTATATACTCTTATCAAGTTCCAGTTACAGTTGCAAAACGCAGATGGGTATACGGCCAAGGAGTTGTCTCTGCGGAAGGAATCAACTCATCATATGGAGGAACAACTGCTTTTATAGATTATCCATTTGCAGATTATACTTCTAATTACAACTATCCAGATTTTGCGGGCTGGGATCAGGGAAGTTTTGATAACTTGTCAACTAGTCAAACAAGTTTAAGAACACCAGAGTATGCTTTACCAGAAATATTTTTAGGAACAAAGACATTGCAAGACTTATATGATGACAATAAAGATGTACAGGATAACGAGTCTGGTCCTGTTATTACCGATAGGTTTTTGTCTTTTAGACCCAACAATACGTGGAACTCTATTGAGTCATACATTAATTTTTCAAGGTTTAATTTATTGTCTAGCGAAGTTGAGAGTTGCTATGGCGTCTTCAGTTCTCATAACCTAGCATCAGATGAAATATTATTTAAAATATATAATCCATCAAACAATAACTATTTTACAATTCTTAAAGACGGAAATTTAATCAAATATTCCTTAACCTATAACGGAACTACGCAATTGTTATTCACTTCTACGGCAATAACCGCTAACAGCCTTTTTGCAGTTGGATTTAATATAAAAACATTATCAGAAAAATTTGGCAGCAATGTAAGTTCATTTTTTGGAAATCAAAGTTCACTAAAGATGTATGTCTGTGGAGATGATTCTGGGGACTATACCTTTACAGGAAGACTTTATTCTATTGGGCTAGGAACAACCTTAAATTCTACAAAGATAACAACCTATATTGATACAAATGGATTTATTGAATTAGACAAGGGTCAACAGTTAATTAATCACACAGCCAGTTATACAATTCTTCCATCAGAAGCATATGAAAAATATTTCTTAGACATAGGCGTTGCGGGGTATTGGCAAGACTATCTACCACTTTCTTACTTTGCCCAATTTGTAAAAAACAATAGTGGTGAAGAATTTTATGAGATAGACTTTTTACAATTTAATTTAGGATATCCAACAACAACAACTTTACAGCAAGAATCTGGAACGACATCTTCTTATTACAATACAGATGGCGCACAAATAAAAAGTTATGTGACATTTCAGTATGTTGCAGACGGTGCAAACGTTCCTACATCTTTTGCTAATGAAGAAAAACCAGATGAGTATAAAGTCCTTGACTTAAATAATTACGAAGACTGGGAAACAACAAGATTTGAAATTTTAAATAATACATTAATTTATCCAATTAAGACGGTAGATTTTAATAGACTTGCAATTGTCTATAGTCTTGAATTTAATAGTCGTGGAGTTTTAACTAAGCCAATTCTATTAAACAAATTACAGTTGGCTTCTCAAGCATTTAATGATAACTCCTTTAATCCAGTAGGAACAAGGTTTGGAGTAGACCTATTTCCATATAAAAAGAATGGTATTTATTTTGACTACAAGTCTAAGAATCCATTTAGTATATATAAAGAAAGCACTCCGTACCTATACCTGACAAAAACATCTGGAATTGAAGTTCGTGGCGAAATAAATATTCTAGAAAATCGTGGGTTAAATCTTCCAATTAACAAGGAACTAGCAACTAACTATAAAGTAAGCGCTATGCAACTGTGGCTAAGATATGATCAAGATGCGTTTCCAGCAACAGCAACAGAGATTTTTGAAATTAACCATAAGAGTGGAACTCTAAAGTTTTACCTACAGGCAAACAGCACTGATTTAGATAGAGGTAGAATATTTGTTTTAAATCAAAACGGTATACCTTATAATGGTGTTGGATTTTATTTAAATGGTAGCCTAGTAAGAGAGCCAGTCCTATCTCTTAAAGAGTGGTCATCTATAGGTGTAGCATTTTTAACCTCTCTTGTTTACAACTCATACCTTGGAAGCATAAATTTGACGGGGCCAATATTATTTAATAACATTGCATATTATCAGGCAAACAGCCTACAAGAGGTTGAAAGCAGAAGATTTAGGCCTTGGTTCCAGGTATTAACAGACGGTATCACAACAAATGATTGGCAGTTCTGGTTTAATAACTTTACTTGGGACGGTATGTTAGTAATAGGATCATCAGAGTTCTATGGTATTAATCCATCAGATATTTATAAAACATATATAGGCACAAATAAGATAATCGTTGATGACGGAGAAGGCCTAGTTTATCAACCTGAAAAATTAAATGTATATGCAGATACTGAATGGTCAACGAACGTCTCCACACCTGTATAGTCTGATATACTTATGGTTATGGAATCTTTAATTAACCCAAAAACTGGTAAACCTTATGTTAAAAATGTACGTCGTCAGGTAATAGATAAGCATTATGACTGGGGTCTTTACGTATATAAGACATCTACTGGTAAATGGTTTACAGATGAAGAAGGCTCAGTTTTAAATATACCGTCCGACCGTGGAGATCTTTCAAAAATTGCAGAATTAAAAAAAGTTGCAATGCACCACGGAGATGATGGACTTGGTAAGGCTGTATTTGTTCCAGGGCTAACGCAGGTTAGTGAAGAAGAATATTCCGAGCAAAAGGCAAGATTAAAAGAAGGATTAATTCCTTCAATGAATGACTTAGGTGCTTGGCATGCAGCACAACAAACATTAGAGAAGCATGGAAGAGGGGCAATGGATGAGTGAAGAACAGTATATCCGTGCAAGTCTTAATACAGAAGAAAAAGAAGACAATATTTTTAAATCACACGATC